CTAGTAACAAAATCTTATGCCTCCAACCCATACTTGAAGGTAAAGGGTTGTTCCTCAAAAAAATCGGTAGGTTTGTCGAACCTGCGGTAGGATTTAATGTTGTTGCAACTGCAAACACAAAGGGTAAAGGATCTGATGATGGTAGATTCATAGGAACTAATGTTCTTAATGAAGCATTTCTTGAGAGATTTCCTGTAACCTTTGAGCAAGAGTATCCACCAGTAAAAGTGGAGAAGAGAATACTTGGTGGTGTTGCTTCTCATCTTGGTGTCACAGATACAAACTTTATTGCAAGACTTGTGGATTGGGGTGACATTATTCGTAAAACATTCTATGATGGTGGTATCGAAGAGATCATCAGTACTCGTAGACTGGTTCATATAGTTCGTGCTTTCTCCATCTTTAAGGATAAGTCAAAAGCACTTCAAGTATGCATCAATCGTTTCGATGATGAGACAAAGCAAGCATTCCTTGAACTATATGATAAAGTGGATGCAGAGTTTGAGTTGCCAAATAAGGAGAGTTGAGTTATGATTAATGCATGGAGCCTAGCTTATGACGTATTGAATGGAACACTTGATGAAAATTTCCCTATTAAGGAGAATAAAATGAGTAAAGATGATTTAAAAATAGATACCTCTGATGAAGGGGTTGTGAATGTTCCTAGTGATGTTAATTTAGATGCCTACGAACATTCTGATGCATGGTATGATTACACTCGTAATGATCCCGACAGAGAAAACCCTTTTACTGATCCAAAGGATAGGGCAAGAGCAGATAGAGTTGTTGGTAAAGCAGAGGAACTTAATATAAAGATTCCTCCTGATTTCAATTATGCAGATTCGTTTGATCATTTAATGAATACACCAAAACCTGGTATAGAAACAGACAATCCTAGAAAGTATAAAGAAGATGAGTCCATCAAAGCTCTTCAGGATTATATTTCTACCACTTATGGTGGACATTATACTTCTGACAATAATAACGTCCAGACACTTGATCTTATTGAATCCGTAGGAGATGCAGAAGCATTCTGTAGATCTAACGCAATTAAGTATCTAAGTCGTTATGACAAGAAGGGGCAAGCAAAACGTGATATACTAAAAGCACTACATTACTCACTCCTACTTTATCATTTTAGTGGGCAACTCAATGAAACTCCGACCCGTGGTTATGAAACTTTCTGATAAAACTCTTTCACTTCTTAAAAACTTTTCGACTATTAATCAGTCTATTCTTTTTAAGCAGGGAACAAAACTTCGCACCATTAGTGTGATGAAGAATATTCTTGCTGAAGCAACAATTGAAGAAGAACTTCCCAAGGATTTTGGTATCTATGATCTTGGACAATTCCTTAATGGATTAAGTCTTCATCATAATCCTGATCTTGATTTTCAAGATGATAGTTATGTGGTAATTAAGGAAGGTAGATCTCGTTCTAAGTATTTCTTTGCTGATTCTAATTGTATAGTTACTCCACCAGAAAAAACTCTCACTCTTCCTGATGAGACTGTTACTTTTGACTTGAGCACAGATCAATTAGATAAGTTACTTAAAGCAGCAGCAATCTATCAACTATCTGATCTATCTGTGGTAGGTGGTGAAGGTGTTGTTAAGGTTCTTGTTCGGGATAAGAAGAATGAAACATCAAATGATTTCTCTATTGTGGTGGGTGAAACAGAAGGGACATTCTCATTTAATTTTAAGGTAGAGAATATTAAGATTTTGCCTGGTAATTATAACGTTGTGGTTTCACAAAAACTATTATCTAGATTTACTAGTAAAAATCAAGACTTGACATATTATATTGCTTTAGAACCTGATTCTACTTTTGAGTAATGATAAGATGGTGGAGGGTTTGGAAATATGCGTTGGGTTCGTTCTCTGATGAATCGACCAAGAGGTATGATAATCTTGTACTCCTTGTTCGATCTAGCATCTTTCTCACTTATCTTATTACTAATTGTTTTATTGTTGCAGGAGTAATCCGTCATTGGAATGATTTATGAGAGATGATTTTTTATGGGTTGAAAAATATAGACCCAAAACTATTGAAGATTGTATTTTACCAGATAATATTAAGAAGACTTTTCTTGATTTCCTAGATAAAGGTGAAGTGCCTAATCTATTATTATCTGGTCCTGCTGGATGTGGTAAGACCACAGTAGCAAAGGCACTATGTGCAGAACTTGGAGTTGATGTTTATGTCATTAACGGATCGGATGAAGGCAGGTTTCTTGACACTGTTAGGAATAATGCCAAGAACTTTGCGTCTACGGTATCTCTCACGAGTGAGTCGAAACACAAAGTTATCATCATCGATGAAGCAGACAATACCACTCCCGACGTACAGCTCCTCCTTAGAGCGTCTATTGAGGAGTTCTCCAAAAACTGTAGATTCATTTTCACTTGCAACTACAAAAATAAAATCATTGAACCCTTGCATTCGAGATGTGCTGTGGTTGAGTTTGGTATTCAGGGAAAGCATAAGCAAGAAATTGCAGCAGCATTCTTCGGAAGACTCTTATCCATCTTAGAACAAGAAAAGATTGCAACTGATAAGAAAGTCCTTGCAGAACTTATTAATAAACATTTTCCTGATTGGAGAAGAGTTCTGAATGAGTGTCAAAGATACTCAGTTGGTGGTAAAATAGATAGTGGTATACTTGCACATTTTAGTGACGTAAAGGTTAATGATCTCATTAAAAACCTCAAAGAAAAGAACTTTTCGGAAGTACGTAAATGGTGTGTCAATAATCTGGACAATGATTCTTCTGTATTATTGCGTCGCATTTACGATAGTCTTAACGAATCCCTTGTCCCTAGCACTATTCCTGCTGCCGTTCTTATTATTGCGAAATATCAGTACCAAATCGCATTTGTCGCAGACCAAGAAATAAATCTACTTGCATGTTTGACAGAGATTATGGTAGAATGTGAATTTAAGTGAAAAAGAAAAAGTATGCTCCATTTAAATTAGATTGTTTTGGTTTTTTAGGAATAATTCTAATGATCAGTGGAGTGGGATCAGCCTTTTTTGTTTACTATGGTATTAAGGAGATTTTAAAATGATCACAAAAGAAAAAGTAAGAAATCAAGTTAAATCTAGATTCTATTATCTATTTTGGGGTATTGCTACATTTTCTGTAGTGGCTGGACAACTATATGTTGGTGCAGGATACAGAGAATATGCACGAGCATTACTTAGAATATTTGATGCTATCGAAGTGGAAGTTGGAACACCATTTAACAATGAGAGGTTTTACTAATGATTTTAGTTTTTATTATAGTTGGATTATTATTCTTTATTATGGGGTATGGATTATACCTTACTATAGGACCAGGTAAAGTAGATTTACGTGACCCTATTGACGAACATGCTAAGATGCATGAACTAGGCATTGCACATGGACATGGTGGAAACAAAGGTGCATATGAAATGTCTGGTAAATTGAATCATAAACATGATGATGAAGGCTCTTAAAACACCTTTACGTTACCCTGGTGGTAAGTCAAAAGCAATTAAGACATTAACTCCTTGGTTTCCTCAAACCATATCAGAATATAGAGAACCATTTATTGGTGGTGGATCTATTGCTATTCAAATTACAAAATTGTATCCAGACATTCCAGTTTGGATTAATGATCTTTATGTGCCTTTATATAATTTCTGGGTGCAGTTAAGGGATAGGGGTGAAGAACTCTCTGAGAGGGTGCGAGAAGAGAAGCAGAGGACGTTAGACGCAGGTGATAAGGATAAAGTAACTGCAAAAGCTAAAGAACTGTTTAATAAGTATAAAGAAGAGATTGATACCTATGATGACTTTGAGAAAGCAGTAGCATTTTTCATAATGAATAAGTGTAGTTTTTCTGGTTTAACAGAGAACAGCACATTTTCACAGACTGCATCTAATTCTAATTTTTCACTTGTAGGTGCAGAAAAACTTGCACAGTTTTCTAAGTTAATTAAGGACTGGAAGATTACTAATATTGATTATTCAGAAGTGATGAAAGCACATGGGTCAGGAGATATATTTATATTTCTAGATCCTCCTTATGATATTAAGGATTTTCTATATGGAAAGAATAGAGAAATGCATAAATCATTTGACCATGATAGGTTCGCGGATGACGTTTATAATTGTGTCCACAAGTTTATGATTACATACAATGTTAATGATAGACTGATGGAGTTGTATAAGAATTACAATCTTAAAGAATGGAAACTTAGATACTCCATGGCTCATCGTGGAGATAAGGGAACCGATGAAAATGTTAAAACTGAATTGTTGGTTACCAATTATTCTATTGTCCCACAAACCCCACTTGAACTTGCATTATTATGAATTTAACTAATTACATTAAAGACATTCCAGACTTTCCTAAAAAAGGAATTCTCTTTAGGGATATATCACCTCTCCTAAAAAGTCCTGAAGGTTGGAGTAAAGTAATAACACAATTAGGATTTTTCTGTGAAGAGATTACCCCTGATATTATTGTTGGTATTGAGTCCAGAGGATTTATTGTTGGAAGTGCTTTAGCAACACAACAAAAGACTGGATTTGTTCCTATTAGAAAGAAGGGAAAATTGCCTGGTAATGTTCTGGGTGTGGATTATATATTAGAATATGGTAAGGATAGGTTAGAGATTCAATCAGATGCTCTTCAAGAAAATCCTAGAGTTTTATTGATTGATGATTTACTTGCTACTGGTGGAACAGTAAATGCATCAGCAAAGTTAATAGAAAAAGCAGGTGGTCAATTAATAGGTTGTGGGTTTATAATAGAGTTAAATGAATTAAATGGTAGAGATAATATTCCCAATGTTCCAGTTAGATCCTTGATTCGATATGACTGAAGAAGAACTAGAAAGAGAGAGGTGGATTGATGATGATTACATGATGATCAATCAATACTATTACTTCAGATCTCTCTATCCAAATATGCCTTTTTATCTACAGGATGAGAAAGGAGATACATATGAATTTAAGATGGATCTCATCTATCAATACATTGGAAAACTACAAGATTATGAGTATTGAATTAAAAGACTGGTTAAACTCCATCAATTTTAATAAAGATAATTTGATGGAAGATCCTGATGCTAAAAGGGATTATCCTCCTTATATTATCAATCGTTGTTTGTCAGGACATCTTGATTGTATTATGTTTGCTAACGAAATGAATAAGTATTCTTTCTTAGATAAAGATATGCAATATTC